GCTTGGCGATGATGGGCTCAAAGTCATATCTGCGGAATTGTATAATGCAATGGGGCAGGATAGTGGCTATTCTGAGCACTGGGACATGCATGGTTACTCGGGTACCTGCATCAGCGTACACATACTCGACACGGTGGAGTTTTGCTCTGGCCGGTTTTGGCCCGTTGTGATTGGCGGCGTCGGAACACGTGTGTACGGGCCAAAAATTGGCCGCGTTCTTTCAAAGACTTTTTATGTCAAAACAGAGATATCACAACGAAAGCATAGGCAATGGCTTAAGGGCGTGTGTCAGTCAATACAGAATGACTGTACTTACGTGCCCATCCTCAGAGTGGTGGTGCCCACAATGTTGAAGCTGCTGCGTGATGTGGAACCTCTTGAAGTCCAAGATGAGTGGGAGTTCAAGATGCATGCCAAATGGCCGCATGAATGTTGCGATGCCACATGGTATATGCTCGATTGTCTGTATGGCGTCACGAAAGAACAAGTGATCGCGGTAGAGCACCTCATATCCAAGCTTGACAGGCTTGGCCTTGAATTCAACCATCCAGTCCTAGAATCAATTGCTGAAATCGACTGCGCCTAGTGAGCCCACTCCGGGGGGGACGACTTAACAAATCTCGCCGGGTTAACAAAGAAAGACGAACGACGCGCTAGTAGTGCGCTGATTGAGACCCAGCCTAAGAACTGCGAAACTGACCACTGTTGTCAGCCTGGTGCTGGTGTTGGCCTGAGGACCCCTCACGAAGAGGAGGGGCCGCACACAATGTGAGTTGTGACGACGTGGGCACTGTAGCAGCCGGTATGCAATTGGCGGTGATCCTTGGATTATGGCGCTAGTAGCATGCCGGTTTTGAGGTGTTACCGGTTGCTTCCACTGTGCATGTGCGCAGGCTTTGCCCGGCCAGGCAGACAGGCATTTTGCCATCAGCCGAGCCGTATATGGCGAGACTCTGACAGCCACACCGCGCGCAGCGTGAACGAGCAGGGGGGGGGCCTAATAAGTACCCGCTGTTTAAACAAAGAAAACTCCAAGCT